TTAATCATTGATGGTGATGTTCCGGATTCTACCACCGGACTCACTGCCGCCACCGCCGCCTGAACTTCCGCTCACATTGCCCAGCGTATTGCCTAACGGGCTGGTGGGCTCGTCCGCTATGGTGGGAATGTCGGCAAGCAGGTCGCCCGTCTTCGTTTCCTTCCTGGCCTCTTTCTTAGAAGCAGCCTTCTTGGCAGTCTTCATCTCGTCATTGTATGCCTTGTTGAAGGCATTGGCCACCTGACTGCCAACCGTTTCGTATCTTTTGTTTAGCCGGTCGATGGCCTTGCTCATGCCCGACACGTCGAGCGTGAAGGCAGCCTTCAGGAGGTCGCGAATGCCACCAAACACGTTCACGGCCCGTTCCCATACGGCTGTGAAGAAGGTGCTTATGGCAGCCCACGACCCTTTCAATACGGCACGGAACTTGACACTGGTGTTCCAGAAGTAGATTCCCAATGCCGCCAGTGCCGTGATGGCAATGGCCACCCACCCCACAATGGGGATGCTGCCGATGGCCACGGTCACGGCCCGACAGGCAGCCACGGCCACCGTCTTAAAGGTGGTGAAGGCGATGGGCAGCACGAAGCGGAGCACCTTGCCCATGCCAGAAAGCAGGGGCAATAGTTGGGAAAGAGGAATGAGTGACTCTCCCAGTGTGGTCATCCACAACGTAAGGTCGCCCGTAGCCTGGAAGAGGCCAATCTTCATGTCCTCAATCTTCTTGTTTATGCGTACCTGGCGCTCTGCATACGAGTCCATGACGATGGCAGCCTGTTCCTCTGCACTCTTGGTACCGGTTACGGCCTCGGTGAAGTTGCCGAGGGCCTCAGTCCCACCGACAAGTGCCAGGGCTGCGTTGGCGTTCTCTCGCCCGAACAGTTTGGAGAAGAGTGCCGAGTCCTGCATGACGGGCTTCAGCATCTCCAGGCGTTCCTGCAAGGTCTTCGACTTGTCGCCCAGGGCAATGACATCGACACCTGCAGCCGAGAGTTCTTTCTGCACGTCCTTGGGTAGGAAACGGCCCTGTGAGAGCGTGGCCATGACGTTGCGCAGGGCCACACCGCCCTCGCTCCCTTTCTTGCCTGCCTTGTCCAGCACCTGGATGGCGGCATTCGTTTCCTCGAATGACACACCGGCGGCCTTGGCTGCCATACCGCACTGCTGCAAGGCTACCTTGATGGCGGGCAGTTCGGCCGAACCTGCCTGTCCTGCGGCGGCCATGACGTTCATCATGCGCGCCATCTCCTCGCTGGCCTTCATCGGGTCGTCGAGGGAAACGCCGTACTGGTTCATGGCCGTGGTCAGCACCTCGGCGGCAGCCACACCGTCGCCGCCCATCAGTTTCGCCGTGGTCTGGATGTTGTTGCCCATCGCCTTCAGGGCTTCGGGATATTTACCCAGTTCGGGTGAGAGTTGAGACAGCAACAGTTTATAGCCAGTGACGGCCTCCGACGCATCGGTTCCAAACGCCTTGGCACTCTCGCGGGCATAGCCCTCGATGGTCTTCAGGTCGTCCCCAAAGACACCGGCCACGGCACTCAGGTCGTGCATCTGGCTGTCGAGCGACACGCCGGCCTGGGAGAGGGCGGTCACCCCTTGCACGGCATTTCTGACTACATTCACGGCAGCATCGAAGCCCATCATGGTCTTTGACCAGTCGATGGCCTTCCTCTGGGCCTTGTCCTCGACCTGCTCAAACTCCTCCGTGGCTTCGGTCAGTTCACGGATTTCTGTCTGGTAGTTGCCTTTGAGGTTGAATATGTAGTCGAATATGTTTGCCATGTTCTATTTCCTTTTATTTTCGTCGCCGAACAATGCTGCTATCATTTTTGCCAGGTTCCTCATGCGCCACTGCTCGAGCCACAGGGCCTGGGCGTAGTGGGCTGCCCAATCGTCGTAGTCGCCACTGGCGGGGTCGATGCCCAGGTTTGCCCTAATGAGGGCGCACCCTTTCTCGAAGCCGTCGTCAAGGTCAGACTCCGAGAGCAGGTGCGCCTCTACAAGTTTTTTAGGCTACCCTTGCACGACTGTAGCATCAGGGCCAGTTGCTGCTGCGTCTCGTTGAAGAGCACGCCATCCTTCAGCATGGCCTCCGAACCGCCCAGCCAGCAGTTTTTTGCCAGGGTCTCGGCTGCGTTGATGTCGTCCGTCTTGGCTATCTTGGTCACGGTGCGCAATGTTTCGATGCCGGGACGATGGAAGTAGCCTATATGTAAGTCTATACCATCCACCACGTCGATGCGTATCACCTTGCCGTGGCGGTGCTTCCACTGTGTGATTTGTTCCTCACTCACGCCGCCGTCGAAGGTCTGTCCGGTGGGCTTCGTTTCTTCCTGTTTCATAGTTGTTTCCTTTTTCGATATTCCGATATTCCGTTATTTCGAGTTATGCCACTCGATGTGCGAGGGCAGCAGGTCCAGTTCCACGGTCTGCCCCGTGTCGCCCTCCGCCCACTTGCGCTCGTTCTTGGTGAACTGGCAGTTGCGGATTTTATCGACGGTGACGATGCCCGATTCCGGGATATAGGTCACGATGACGTCGAAGGGGGCGATGTCCTGGATGCGTCCCATGGGTGCCTGTCGCTGGATGGCCTCCACCTCCTCCTGATAGAGGGTGAGTTTGGCCGAGGGGGTGATGCGCCCCTTGGCGCGACCGACGGGGTGGCGCCCCGCGCCGTACTTGTTCACTACCTCCTGTTCGTCGCCGTACTCCACGGCAGTGATGCCCGTGACGGGTACGCCGGCGATGGTTACCACGATGTCGGCCCAGGAATAAAGAATACCATTAACCAAGGGTATTCCGTTGTTGATTGTGCTTGCCATTGTAATTTACGATTTAGACAGTTTTGTAGAACCCAATCTTGATACTGTAACGACGGGCTACGCCTACGGCTACATTCTTGATGACAAAATCAATGGTACCGGTCGATAGCACGTCCTGGTAGGAGTCTATCTCCACCTTGTAGCCGCTGAGTTCGCCGGCCTTCTCCATGTCCTCCAGTGCCTTGTTGGCCACGGTCTTCAAATGGGCGACTGTGTAGGGCTGGAGTGTGCCAGTCTCTGCATCCACATAGACGTTTCCGCCCAATTCCGGCGTGACGTAGGTGCGTATGCCGCGCACGGCCTTGTCCATGGTTCTTACGTTCTCAATCATTGCGTAGTCCGAGGTGGCTGCGTCCATGTTGTGCGAGTCATTCATGTACGTGCCGCTTACACCTACCTCCGTCACCATGAAGAGGTAGCGCGAGGTGTCGAGGGCTTCGATGGCGGCCTTGTCAAGGTCGCGGAGCAGCGTGCCATCGCCAAAGGCCGGTACGCTTATGCCCGTGGGAAACTCCTTCACCCAGCCGATGCTCTGATGCACGGCGGCACGGCTCACAAGCCCGAGCACTACGCCCAGGGCACTGACGCTGGCGGCGTGGGTGGTCACATTGTTCTCGGTGGTCGTGTTGGCGGCATCGTCGTAGAGGTCGGCAGCGGTTCCGCTGCCTGCCTGTCCGATGACCACACTCACACGGGGATTGGAACCCGCGAGGTTGGATGGCAGGCTGCCCACACTGGCCACCTTCGGGGCATACAGCGCGATGAGAGGGGCATTGTCAAGGTCCAGGGCATCACACTTTCCCTGCAGGGTCGTCAGGTCGTCGGCACTGAGGGCGGCATCGCCTGCCCAGATGCCCACCTGACGGATGCGCCCACCGGCGTAACTCTGCATGGTCTTCACCTCGGCGAAGGTTTGCGTGCCCGTGGGTTTGTCATACAGGCCCAAATAAAGGGAGATGCCGGGATTGACGCGGAACACCTCGCTCAACTGATAGTGCAGCACGCGGATGGCCCAAGGCTGCGTGGCGGCATCGGTGATGCCCAAAGCCTCGGCACGGTCGATAGTGCTCACGGCCTGTATGTGGTCGTTCTGGAATGACTCAGGGACAATGGAGGTATTGCCGTCCTTGGGCAGGTAGAACAGCAGTCCGCTCACATGGTCCTCACCGGCAAGGCTCTTGGGCACATTGCCGTTGGTTCTTGTGATGGTTAGTTTCTTCATTGCTTCACTTGCTTACGGTTATGATTTGGCTGTCCTTCAGGTTGGCAGCATGGTTGCGTGCATCGCTTTCCAGGGCAAATGCCTGGCCGTCGGCGGTCACCCACACCTTCTCGAGCCCGTTCAGTTTCAGGGCGGCCTCGCCGGCCTTCTCCAGGACACTGACGGCAGCCTTGGGCTTTTCCTGTGTTTCTTTTTTCTTAGTTGCCATAGTTGTTAGTCGTTTAATCGTTTTGGATAATCCCTAATCTCTAATCTCTAATCCGTCCCCACAGCCACCTTAATGCTGCGGCCAACAGGACAAGGAGGATGAGCCATGCCACGTACTGGTGACACACGGGCTTGCGGGTTTTCTGCCGCTCGCTGTGTTCCTTCTGATGCTTCTCGCTGTGTCCGGCTGTGACCACTACCGTCCGCAGGGTGTCGGTCTGTTCGGCCTGCAGTTGCCGGCTGGTCTCGCGATGGTGGCGCAAGTTGGCGCGCAGTTCCGACTGCAGGGGTGGCCGTCCCGTAGAGTCCACGGGGGGGCGACTGGTGTCGTAGGTGAGCAGCGTCCAGGCCAGAAGGTCGGTGTCGGTGGTCAGCATATTGGCCGATACCACCGAGCGCAGCAAACGGGTAACCGTGGCGGCCAGCGTGCTGTCACTGACTGCCTCCAGCGTCGCCTCCTGCCTCGTCTCGTTCTGCACTGTTCTGCAACTCGCGGCTGACAGGACAGTCAGCAGCATGAGGGCACAGGGGAATCTTCTCCACTGCCTTGCGTAGTCGTTGTAGTTCACGGTCTATCTTCTTTATCTGTTTACCAAGGGGGTTCACCACACCTTCCATGAGGATGTCGTTGGCCTTGCGTACGTTATCCAGTTCCGAGTTCTTGACCTCGGCACGGTACTTAGCACGCTGCACCCACGCCCCCACCACTGCCCCGATGGGGGCAGCCAGTGTGGTGAGCAGCAGGGATAGCAGTTCGGTGGTCATTGGGGACTGACTTTCAATTTTTCAATTCTTCAATTCTCACTGATAGATTCCTATCTCGCGGAGCCATGCGCCCACGTTGAACGAGGGACATGCCTTCGCGGCATTGAGTTCGCGGTGGCCCACGATTCGGACCGTGGGAAAGCGGCGGTGGAAGTCCAGGACGTAGCGTCGCATGGCCTCCTTCTGGTACACCGTGCGGGTGTCCAGGGCCTTCTCGCGGTCGTCGGCATTCACACCGCCGGCATAGACGATGTGGCGCGAAATCTGATTATAGCCGCGTGCGCCGTTGGTCACTTCCCACGGATCCACGTTGGCATCCTCGTTGTTCCCGACAAGCCGCTCCACCGTACCGTCCAGATGGAAGAGGTCGGTGTAACCCACCTGCTTCCACCCGCGTCCGCCGCGGGACTCGGGGTCGCAGTGCCAGTGACGGATGTCGCTGGCCGTGACCTCACGCCCCGGGGGGGTGGCGGTGCAGTGGATGACGAGATACTTCAGGCTTGCCATGAGGGTGGATTAGGGGGAATTACTGGTTGGTGGTTCCGCTCAGGATGGCACCACGGGTCTTGTTGGCCTTCAAGGGGAGGCAGATGCTGTACTTGCGGAAGTTCACCAGATTGCGGTGGTAGAGAGGGTCGTTCTTGGCCTCGCTGCTATAGGCAGTGACGGAGCCGTTTGCCTTCATCATACTTCCGACATAGAAGAATACGGAGGCTTGCAGGTCGCCAGCAGCGGCAACAGCACCGAAGGCTTTCTTCGTGCCGGCATTATACGATGGTGTGCCGTCGTACTCGTAGATGTCGAAACCGTAGAGGCGGGCAATCTTTCCCTCCGTCTGGTTGATGTTGTACTGCTCGCGGAACTTCTGTTCTGTCAGGAGCAGGTCGTTCACATGCTCCGAGGTCAGCACCATGATACGGCCCTCCTTGGGGGTCTTCATGGCATCCATAGCCTTCTTTGCAGCCAACAAGTCGGCGAAGCACATACGCAGACGGGTACCGTCGGCAGTGCCGGTAGTGGAAAGTACAGGGGTGTTACCAGCAGAGTTGCTGTTAGGAGCAATGGCATGAGCAGCCTTCTCCAATATCTTGTACTTCAGGGCATCGCGGTGACGCTCCAGCACACTGGCCATCTTGTCGTATGAGATAGCGTGAAGCTCGTCATCGGTGACAGGCGTAGCCTCGGTGTCGAACTTGTCGAGTTCCACGGGCTTGTCGGCATCAGCCAGGGCGGTGATGTTCAAGGGGTAGGTGGTGTTGTTCACCAGCACGGCAGGGTCGCCGCCAATCTCCACGAAGTGGATGACATCGTTGTTTACATACTGGTCAAAGGAACGGATACGGTCGTACCAGCCGAGCCCATTGGGGTCGGGACGGAAGGCCTTAATCATTTCACCTGTCCAGATTTCCCGAAGGAGTCCTGCACGCAGCACACCGGCAGGCATGGCCTGACCGAGGAACAGGGACGACACGATGGCCACGGCAGCACCTGTGGCAGGGGCCGCACCAAAGGCAGTAGTCCCAATGGTTGCACCCATGATTGCATTGAAGCACAGGGCGCACAGCATCAAAATAAACTTTCTCATTGTCTTTCTTTTTTAGAGGTTAGTAATTCAGTCTTTCAGGGCGGGCATCTCCATGCCGTACTCTGCCTTGTACAGGCGTGCATACTCGCGAGGGTTCTCCTTGCGCATGGTGCGCAGTTCCTCCTCGGGAACCTCGGAGAGTTTCTTGTACTCGGCATGTGCAGTGACGGGGGGGGTCTCGGGAACGACCACGTCACTGGGTTTCTGCACGGGACGCATCAGGTTAAGGGTTTCCTCCAGGCTTGCCAGCCCAACCTTTTTGCCGAGTTCGACAAAATGGCCTTTCTTGTCCGCCGTGATACGCTTCTCCGTAATGGCACGCTCCACGGCTGCCGTGACACTGGCCAGTTCAAGGCTATCCACCTTGTCGGCACGTTCCTTCATCAGGCGCACGGCCTCGTGCACCTCCTGCTCGCCGGCGTCGTCGCCAAGGCCGAGCAACTGTAGGGTTTCTTTCTTCATCTTTCTTTTATTAGGGTTATTACTATCCGGACTTTCCGGTCCTTCCAGATTATCCGGGTTTTCTTCTTTGTTCAGTAGCAGGGGGAGTCCCTCGCACTCACCACCGGCAGCAAGTTCCAGGACCTGACCGCCGCGCGTCAACTGCAGGGCATCGTCGTTGGCACCTATGTCCACGATGCTCACCTCCTCCAGACGGCTGCGCGAGATGGTTTCCCTGCGCTGTCCTGGCAGCAGGTGCTCAGGAGCCTTGGACGTTTCCACTATCTCCAGTCCTGCACTCACCATACGCAGGAAGCCGCGTTCCCACTTGTTGTACACTGACATGGCTACGGGGTCTTCCTCATCAAATACAGGCGTACCTATCAGGCGGTCGCCGTCCACACGCAGGTTCGTGATGTAGCCGAGGGGGAAGGTCTTGCCGTCGAAGCAGCGCTGGTGCATGTACAATAGCACGGGATTCTTCCGGTACTGTTCCAGGTCGATGCCTTCGGTCAGTACACGGCTCCCGTAACTGTTCAGTCGGCTGGTACTTATCACAGCCTCATGTGTCGAAATCTTTCCCATTCCTTTTTGTTCTTTCTTTGCCGCCGAGCCCGATGCTTTTCCATCGGGTTGTCCGGCTGGTTACCGTTGCGGTGGCGGGACTCGAACCCGCGACCTTCAGGGAATGAACCTGACGAGCTGTCCGCTGCTCCACACCGCGATTCCTGGTGCAAAATTGGCACTTTCCGCAATTCCCCGCAAAAACTGTTGGCACTCTGCCAACTCTTTTTGTCTATCCTAAGCAAAATTTGCAATTTTGCACCAGTTTTTAACGCAAATCGAATGGTTACAAAGAAACAATTGGAAGACAAGAAGGAGTTCGCCCGACTGCTTTTCATGCAGGGCGAGACACAGAAGGAAATTGCTGCAAAGGTGGGCGTATCTGCCCAGACCGTGACACGATGGGTAAACGAGGGGGGCTGGCAGGAACAGCGTGCCGCACAGAACATCACCCGTCCTGAACTGGTGAACAAACTGCTGCGCACCATCGACAAGATGCTCGACGAGGTGAACAAGTCAGAGGACGCGATGGCAGCCGCCGGGCTGGCCGACAAACTGGCTAAGTTCTCATCGACCATAGAGAAACTGGACAAGCATACAAGCGTCGTGGACGTGATGGAGGTATTCATGGAGTTCTCGAAGTGGATGCAGTTCCAGTCGCAGTTCGACGATGCCATCACACCCGAGCTGTTGCAGACCTTCAACAAGTATCACAACCTCTATGTCACACACCTGATGCAGGACAAACTCAGCACCTATTAAATATAAATAATGTAGGACATGGCTCCAAGTCACCATACCTCCACCGCGTTCAAGGAAACCTATCTCGCATGGCAGCAGCACTGCGAGACGGTGCAGAACGCCACCACCATTGCCATACGCGAGACCAAGGTGCAGCGTGAGAAACGCATCCGCCAACTGCTGGCCGACTACGGGGCTTTCGTCGATTACTATTTCCCACACTACACCACCAACCCGCAGACGGGCAAACAGACACCATGCGCCCCGTTCCAGATTAAGACAGCCAAGGAGATACTGGCAAACCGCAACCTTCAGGCCGTGAAGATGTGGCACCGTGGGGCGGCCAAGAGCACGCACATGGACATCTTCATCCCCATGTGGCTCAAAGCACAGGCATGGCTGGGACAGGGACACAGGGAGTTCCATGTCATGGTGCTGGTGGGCAAAAGCGAGGATAACGCCAACACGCTCCTGGGTGACCTGCAGGCGGAACTGCAGTACAACCAGCGCTACATCGCCGACTTCGGCCAGCAGGTGGGAAGCGGTTCGTGGGAGATTGGCCACTTCGTGACGAAGGACGACACGGCCTTCTTTGCCCGTGGACGCGGACAGTCGCCACGCGGACTGCGGTACCGGGCACACCGTCCCGACTACATTGTCATCGACGACCTCGACGACGACGAACTGTGCCAGAACCCCGCCCGTGTGACCAACCTCACCAACTGGGTCAAGGAAGCCCTGTTCGGCTCGCTCGACGGCGGGCGCGGACGTTTCATCATGGTGGGCAACCTCATCGCCAAGAACTCGGTACTGCAGAACATCGCCGGCATCAAGTCGGTGAAGGTGTCGCGCGTGAACATCCTCGACGAGCACGGCAACGTCTCATGGGCTGCCAAGTGGACCAGGGAGGAGGTGCGGGCCATCGAGGAGTTCCAGGGCTACCGTTCGTTCCAGAAGGAGTACATGAATAACCCCATCACCGAGGGGGCGGTGTTCCGGCAGGACTGGATTCGCTGGGCCAAGCGCCCGCAGTGGCGCACGTTCTCGGAGTTCGTGCTGTACATCGACCCGTCGTGGAAGGGAACGGCAAAGAACGACTACAAGGCCGCCAAACTCTGGGGGAAGCAGGGAAGCAACCTGTGGTGCCTCCGTGCCTTCGTCCGTCAGGCCACCATCGCCGAGATGGTGCGCTGGACATACGACCTCTACGAAGATGCGCAGCGGACGGGTATCGCCGTCAAGTTTTACATGGAGGCCAACTTCATGCAGGACAACATACTGGACGACTTCAAGGCCGAGGGTGACACACGGGGCTACCAGTTGCCCATCGTAGGCGACAAGCGCAAGAAGCCCGACAAGTTCCAGCGCATCGAGTCGATTGCCCCACTGTGGGAACGGGGCTTCGTCTTCTATGACGACGCCCAGAGGGAAGACCCCGACATGCTGACGGGCATCGACCAGACACTGGCATTCCAGAAGGGGATGCGCGGACACGACGACGCGCCCGACGCTGACGAGTCGGCCATCTTCATCCTCCAGCGGCATTCACGCATTACTAACTTCACGCCCTCCTTCGGGCAGCGGCGTAACGCAAAAAACATACTATGGTAAAGAATCTCGTAAAGTATTTCAAGGCATGGCTGTTCGACTGGCGGTTGAAACGTGCTATCAGGAAGGCCGACCGCTCGGCTCGTACCTACCGCCGTAAGTACATTGTCATCGTTTTCGACGGACGGCCCGTCTGCGTGTCCTCTCAGGGCATCAAGAAACTAATCAAGCAACACCGCTTCATGCGTGGCGTGACCTACGACACCATCCTGCAGCGTGCCGCCTACATCGCCTACCCTCCTAAAAAAACCGTAACTCGTAATTCGTAACTAAAGAAATGTTTCTCACCACCGAAGACTACCGAAGCGTCTGCGACCAGTTCGAGTTTGAACAACTCCAGGCCAACGACTACAGGGAAACCGCCGAACAGGCCGCCCTCGAAATCATTGCGTCCTACACGCGACACCGCTACGACATTGCCCAGGCATTCCAACAGACGGGCACGGACAGGAACCCTATGCTCGTGCAGTGCGCCGTGAACATCACCCTCTGGCTCATGATTCACCGCATGCCCCAGTCGATGGGACACGAACGGCGCGAATGTCTCTACGAGGAGGCCATCAAGTGGCTCAAGGACGTTCAGGCCAGCAAGGCCAGTCCCGACCTGCCCACCTACACCTCGGAGGACGGCACAGACACCGACGCGCACAACCCCGTGAAGTACGGTTCCATGCCGCCCAACCGCATGACCTGGTAGCCAACGTGCCGCACCAGCCATTGCGCCGTGCGCTTTTCCGCATGGCCATCACCACAACAATAACGATAAACGACAATGAAAATCCTCGACCGAATCAAGGTAGCCCTCAGCAAGGGCACCATCTATAATGAGGGGCAGATGCGCTCCATCGCACGCTTCGCAAACTCCAAGCAGGGGCTACGTCTCACGGCCGAACTGCTGCGCAACACCGACAGCCTGACCAAGAAGGATATCGCCGACTGGCGTCAGGCCTGGCAGATGGCCATCAATGTGGACGACCCCAAGCGGGCACCGCTCTACGACATCTACCAGGACTGCATGGCCGACCTCCACCTCACGGGTGCCGTCAGTCAGCGCAAGGGCATGACCATGAAGGAGAACTTCCGCCTCGTGGGCAAGGACGGAAAGGAAAATGAGGAGGCCACACGGCTGCTGCAGGCGGAGTGGTTCAATGACTTTCTCGACCTTGCACTGGACAGCCGCTTCTGGGGACACTCACTCATAGAGTTGGGCGACATTGTCCGCGACGAGAGTGGGATGCGCTTCGACTGTGTGCGCCTGGTACCCCGAAAGCATGTCATATCAGAAAAGGGGGTAATAGTCCGCCAGCAAGGCGACGACTGGCGCGAAGGCATACCCTACCGCGAGGGGGACTTCTCGGACTGGTGTGTCGAAGTGGGCAAGCCCGACGACCTGGGACTGCTGCTCAAATGCGCCCCTTCGTGCATCAGCAAGAAGAACATGCTTGGATTTTGGGACATGTTCGGAGAGATATTCGGCGCACCCATGCGTGTGGCAAAGGCCACCACCGTCGATGACAAGGAAAGGGCAAAGATAGAGAGTGCCCTGGAGAACATGGGGGCCGCCTTCTGGGGACTGTTCCCCGACGGCACAGACATACAGATTGTGGAGTCGAGCCGTGGCGATGCCTACAACGTCTATGACCGCCGCGTGGACCGCTGCAACTCGGAACTGTCCAAGGGCATCCTCAACCAGACCATGACCATCGACTCCGGCTCCTCACTCTCACAGTCGGAAACCCATCTCGAGGTCTTCGAGAACGTGGTCAAGGCCGACAAGCGGATGCTATTCTATGTCATCAACGGCCGCCTGCTGCCCCTCATGGCGAAGCACGGCTTCCCCGTCAAGGGCTGCACCTTCCAGTGGGACGAGACCACCACCTACTCACCCGCCGAATTGCGCGAGTTCCTGCGTGTCGCCCTCCAGTATTACAAAGTGCCCAAGTCCTACTTCGAGGAAAACTTCGGCATCCCCATCGAGGGGGAACGCGACTTGCCAGGCATCGGCATGACAGCCCACGCCACTGACCCTTTTTTCGCCTAAGCCCCTCCCGCGCTGAGGGGCTGCGCCTCCGCTATCAGGCATTCCACAAGGCCATTGGGCAACTCTATGAATTGCCCGACGCTTCTCCGTCGGGTCTCTCCCTTTCCGCCTCCAACGCCCCCACGTTCCGCGACGAAGTCTTCCACCGTGCCGCCGACATGATACGCCGCGCCGGAGGATTCACCGCCCAGCAGATGGCCACGCCCGAAGCACGAGCCGTCATCGCTGAAACCGCCGGCGTGCTCAACCAGGCCATTGGCAGCAGTCTCTCCCATGAAGTGCCCGACGCACTGCGCTATGCCCTCGAGAACAATGCCTTCATCTTCTCCGGCTTCAAGGCATACCACTCCCTGCGCGAGGTCGGCCTCTCCCTCACCGATTCGAAGGGCAATATAAAGCCGTTCGAAGAGTTTACGAAGGACGTCCAGGCAATTAGCCAGGCATACAACCGCAACTATCTCTATGCCGAATATAACCACGCCGTGGCCGCCTCCCAGATGGCAGAGAAATGGCAGCGGTGGGAACAGGACGGCGACCGCTACGACCTCCAGTACCGCACCGCGCAGGACGACCGTGTACGCGAGGCCCACGCCCTCCTCCACGGTACCACACTGCCGCCCAGCGACCCGTTCTGGGAGAAGTACCTTCCCCCCAACGGCTGGAACTGCCGGTGTACCACCGTACAGGTACGCAAGGGCAAATATCCACAGAGTGACCCCGTTCTGGCCATGCAGCGGGGCGACAACTCCACCGCCAGCCTCGCCCAGCAAATCTTCCGATACAACCCAGGCAAGACACTCGACCTTTTCCCGCCGAAGCACCCGTACTATAAGGCACCAAAGGCTGCAAAGAAAGTTATACAGACCGTTACGAAGGACATAAAGAGTGAACAGGATGCCATTGATATGCTAAACGCTTCACCTACCACAAAAGGATGGTTTGAACGGGGATTCTCACAACTCATTAAAACTACGCAAAGGGGGGTAAATGGTTACACTGACATGAATGGACTTATCGCAATGACTCCGCAAAGAATGCAACTAACACTCTCTGGGCTTGACAAAATACAGAAAGGGAAAGAGATTACATTCGACGAAGCCGATGCACTTGCCACGTTCTGGCATGAGATTACCCACAATCGGAACAAGCCAGGGAACATGTATAGTACGCGAAAACAAACACAACTTATGGAATTAGCAAATGAATTTGTTGCGCGAAAAACCCTGCCCGAGTTCTACCAAGGGCTTGGGGGAAAAATGCAGTTCCCCGAATTTATGACAAATAGAGATTCCACGGGCTACAATACATGGGTACGAAACTATGATGCCGTTATCAAGGCAACAGGGGCAGACCCAGATAAAGTTCTGAGTGAAGTGCGCACTCATCTATTTAACGAGAGATACGACAACCAAGAGGAAGGACTCGTCGCCGCTTTAGAAAAAGGAGGGGCAAAAAAGAAAAACGGGAAAGTTCTGAAGCGCAGTGAACTAAAGAAAATTGTTGGGTATTGTCTGTATGGGGGAGCAACCTTTCAGAATGGAACAAACCTACTCATTATGCAGTAATTCATATTCCTTGCCAAACTCACGCTCAATGGCTTCAATCAAATCCTTATCCTGTATAAAGTCTATGAAAGACATAAATGAAAGCATACGCTCCACCTCACCTGACGGGGTGTCCTTGAAGTTCCCGCACCCATACGGCGTTTTGTCTGCAATCGCACCCAGAAAAATATCGATGTCGGCCTGTGTATGCCCGCACAGAATCTCATCCAACGCCTCTTCGGAGGGGTTGAAATCAAGGAGTGTTTTGTGACGCAGGTCTGTATATTTCTCGTTCATCTTATATAATATATGTCGCAAAGTTACACAATAATAACCAATAAACAAGCGAAAAAATGAAAAAAGTTACAATTTCCACGGAATTAAGCCGAGATGCACTCGGAATGGTCGCACAGATAGCCGGCTTAGAAATCACCGACGAGATGTGGGACAAGCTGACAGAAAAGCCCATAACAGTCAATTTGAAAGACCTTGATGACAGGGAGGCGGAACTTGCCGCAACCTTAGTTCTGGCTGGTCTTGCATTTAAGGAAGTCGATGCATAATGGCCACACTTGACCCCAAGCGCATCGAGCAGGACATCCTCCAGGATATGCAGGTCGAACTCTCCGACGAGTTCGACAAGAACTTTGAGCGTAAAGCTTTCTTCACGGAGAAGTGGGCTGTCCGACGCTATCAGAACCCGAAGGGCTCGCTGCTAATGGTGACGGGAACCATGCGTCGAAGCATACAGGGTCATGTCGAAAACCACGGCGTGCGATTCACCTCCAGCGTGCCCTACGCCTCCGTCCACAACGAGGGGGGCAGCATCACCCAGAACGTCCGTGCCCACCAGCGCACCGTCAAAAAGACTGGGAAATCATACCAGGTGCGCGCCCATCAGCGACGCATCACCATGCCAAAACGTCAGTTTGTCGGCGACGGGCCACGCACTCAGGAACTAATCCACGACATTTTCGACAGCCATGCTGAGCGCATCGCCGAGGCCATTGCCCAACAGTTGAAACCATAGTCACGTATGTTGCGGTGTCACCGCAACCAATAACCCAGTAAAACACCATTCCAACATGATTAAAACGCTATTCCAATCCATCTGTGAACAGATAAAGAGTGAAGTCCCCGACATCCAGTTCCTCGACCTCTGGAACGACAATGTACAGAACCTTGCCGGAGGTGCCCTATGGCCCACGCCTGCCCTGTTCGTGGAGTTCGAACAGATAGAATGGAGGCAGCAGGGTCGCCACGGGCGAATGGGCGACGTGGCCGTCCGCCTCCATATTGTCACACGCGAGGTGCAGCACAACGGTACGACCGATACTGAGCGCATGGCTACCGCCCTACAGCGTTTCGACCTCATCCGCGAGGTGAACACCGCCATGCAGAGACTCAACGGACAGGGCTTCACCACCTTTATGCTCACTACCACCGCCACCAACCACAATCACAGCGAACTTATAGAGGATGTGCAGCGGTATGTCACACGCTGCCAGGATAACACAGCAACGCCCACCCTGGTAGGGGCAGGCGTCACATCCTTGCAGTTGGAGTTCAACAATAATTCAGGTCAAACAGAGTGAGCTGTTGGCGATCGTCGCGTGACGGAGGCGGCGTAGGGATGCCAAGGTAGCGCAGGTAGGTCCAGTAACTCATCGGGTAGATGGGATAGATGAAACGCTTCCAGATACGTTTGTAGCACCGTGCGTTATTGCCTGGTTCATAGTACTGCTCCGTAAGCTCACGGATGTTTTTTGCCCGCTCAATCGTACTTTTGTAGTGTTTCTTGCCTTGCATTCCAAAAATTTTTCGTAACTTTGTACCAGCTCAATCAATCGGGGCGTTCTGGGTCTGCAAGGCGGGGTCGGGACGCTTTTTTTGCGCTTAGTTATCGGTTACTGACAAGGGGATGGATGTCCAGGCTCCCTGCCCGTTCTTCACCTCAGCACGTATGTACTGCTTCGTCTCGGTGGGCTGATAGGCTTCTTCTATGATGCGCACGCCCTCAATGAACTGCTCATTTCCCGTTTGTTCGGCCATCTTGCGCAACTGCAGCACACGGCTGGCCTTCAGGCGTCCCGTCTGGTCGCGTGCCAGCAGGTGCAGCACCATATCGACCAGGGCACGGGTTTCTTCGTCCTTGCCCAGCGAGGCGATGTACTGCTTCACCATCTCGATGCCGTCCTCCGCCGTGTCGCGGTAGTCATCGACGGTGTTGCTGCCGAGTGTGATACGCATCGTTCCGGCGGTGTTCGTAAACGTGTGGGAGTGCTGGCCCGTCTGGGTGAGTTCCATCACGTCCTGCTTCATGCGCAGCACATCGCGGAAGTTGTCGAACACGGTCTGTTTCACGGTCCTGATTTGCTCGCTCAGGCTCACCAGTTCCGGGATGGCCAGTTCTATCTGCTCATCCACCAACTGGGCGTATGCCTCGCGGTTTTCCTTACGGCGCTTCGCGCGTTCCTGCTTGGCGCGCCATGCCTCGAAGGCTGCCTTCTGCTCGGCAGTCATCTCCACGGTTGTCTTTGTCTCTTCCATAGTTCTTTTGTTCTTTATGGGTTAATAATAGGTCATTTTTTTGCCACACAGATATGCTGGCCACCCGCCAGTATCAGTTTGACGCAGTTGGTTCCTGCCGCATCGTTCCGGCATGTCTCACACTTCGGGGGCTGCACGCTGATTACCCGTGCGCCCAGCACTCCGTTCAGGTTCTTGATTCGGTTACTCATAGTTCTTTCGTTTTAATGGTTATTAAAAAATGTTTTTAGCATGATGCTTCCATTCCGATGGGCCATACGATTACTTGCGAGGCAACAGTCGGCTCCGCCGTTGTGTCTGTCGCTTTTCCGCTTGTCACCGTGCCCGCTGCTTCTCCAGCAGGTCTATCGTCCAATCCCCCTTTTCGCTTGATGGCACGCAACTTGCGCTCCAGCGTCAGGAGTTCCTGATAGCGTATGCGGGCGAAATCACAACCGGCAATACGAGGATTACGGCAGAAGTCATTGACACGCATCCAGTCCGAGGTGTCGATGCCCATCTGCTGCATCAGTTTCAGGCACACGCTACGCTGCGCCCTCAGGCGGTCACGCTGGCCCGTCATGGTTTCCACGTCGTAGCACAGGTGGTCATACTCCCGCCGGGTCAGTTCCCGAAGGCTTTCCGTCCGTCCGCCTGTCTCCTGTAGTACCAGCAGGCGCTTCATTTCCTCCCTGTCGCCCACCTCCTTCAGTTGTTTGAATGCCTGGTAGAACCGGGCAAAGTTTGTCACTTCCTGTTTCATTTCGTTCCGAATTTTATTTCCATCTGGGCCGGTTCCTGTTCGGCGAGGACCTCCTTCACGCGCGCTATCTCCGTATCTACACGTGCCTCCAGTTCCTTGGACTTGACCAGATAGCAGTGGTAGCGTGTGTCGAAATAATAACGCTGGGCTGCACGCATTTCGGCCACCAGATTGAAAAACTGTTTTGCATTCATTCCTCCCTCCATTCTTTGTAAATCACCCGTGCCATTAACCACACAGGCAGACATAGCAGCCAGAACCAGACAACTACGACGGGCTCACTATCCCAAACGAAGGTAGCCAGCAAAGCCTGGCAAACAGCGAGTATAAACACCACTGCAGTTAATGCAAGCACGATTGTCCCAAATGTTCTTAATTTTTCCATAGTCTCTTCTTCCTGCCTCTGTGCCCGACGCTTGTCCGTCGGGTCCTTCGGCTGTTACATGTTGTTCGTTGTTCTCAATACTCCCTCCGGCCATACCACGAAGGAGTTTCCGGCATCGGGATTGAAACGCCCTTGGCAATAGGCCCGGAAGCCCACCACTCTCACCTTCACACCCGCCATGTATCTGAGCCTGACTGCAGGCTTGCCCAATGGCTGGCCCTTGACCTCCTGGCTGATGAAAAGGAAGGACTTGCGGGGAAAGGCATCCACCAGGGCCTTTGTTTCCTCATAGCCCCATCCGGCATACTGGAACGAGTCCACGATGATGAACTTGGCCGAGTGTTGCTTGCGGAGGCGTTCGTGCAGGTCGCCGATGGTATCTGTCGTCACCACGCGGAACTTGCCCTGACGGTGGTCGAGTTCGAAACGAAGCATACGCTCCTGGAAACTCTGGCTAAGCCCTTCCTCATACGAGGCATACAACACCTGCCCGTAGTTGGTCAGTTTGTAGGCCAGTTGCATGACAAACGAACTCTTGCCGGAAGCCGACGGGCCGCTGATAAACCACGTCGAGTTTTCCTCCGGCAGACCGAAGGCCTCCTCCCACTTGTCACCCCATGACAGGGTCTTGTAGGTCTTACGGGCTATCTCCCGCGGACTATAGGCGCGTTTCATGCGGTTCTCTTCAGTTTCTCAATCTCGGTATATACACGGCGCAAACCACCGTCACACTTGCGTACTATCTGGGCAATGTCCGCACCTTCTGGGGCGTTCACTGTGGCCACGATACGGGCCTGTTCATTAAGGAAACGCTCACGGGCTTGTGACTCGTTCGGCGTAACCTGGCTGTACTTGCCGCCATAACGCGAGAACATCTCGGCATAGCCTACCTTCTTCGCGTCCACCGAACGCTCAATCTTAGCCCTCAACCCGTCGGCACCCATCATATACCAACCGCAGCACATTTCCGTGGCATTCCAAAGGGCTTTCAGCTCCAGGAATGCCTCATACTGCAAGTCGCCAGCCTCGTCCAGGATAATCAGGGGCTGGTCTATTGAGCGCAAGTAGTACACCAAATCCTCGTAGGCATCCTGGTACTTGCCTGTCACATCGATGCCGAACTCCTTGGCTATGCGCTTTACCATCGCACGCTTGGTCTTAACCTGCGAGCAGTCGATATATACGGCGTTGCTGTGCTCTTTAACATACCAACGAGCCGTGAAAGTCTTTCCGATGTTGGGGATGTCGCACAGGATGACGCTAAGACTGCGCTGCTGGCACATTTCCAGCTGTGCCGTAATGTACTTGAAGGTCTCCGTCTTCGCACCCTTCCACGCGACCTCGTCACGAAGGCTTACACCGAGCCTGCGGGCAATGCCTATCCAGTTGGCATCACTCAGGGCACGTTCCGTCTGACCCTTTTTCAGACTGTTGTACACACTGGCGGAGATACCCAGCACGGCAGCGTGCTTTGCATCACTCGGATAGTTCCTGCGGTTGGTGGCTATTGCCTCCAGTATCCGCTTCTTGATGTCTGTTGTAAGCATATTATAACGGTATTAAAATGTTGTTCGTAACTCGTAATTCGTAACTGTTAGATGTCCGCTATCGGGTCGTTTCCCCACTCAAAGGGCTGCTCCTCCTGTTCCGTATGCTGCGATGCCATCGCAGCCACCTCCAGTTCCTCAGCCTCTGCTGCCGTGCCCGACGCTTTTCCGTCGGGTCTTACTACTCCCAGCCTCTCAATGGCATTATCCCTTACATATTTCCCGAACTTGGCTATCTTCTTCTGTTGTTCGATGTAGTTCACCACATCGTCCTCTGTCTGCTCAGCCATCACGCGGTTATAGGTCACAACCTTCTCCACCTGGTCGATGTACTTGTCACCCTGGAACAGATATACCTCCGTGGCCTTCCCTTCCTCGTCGGGGATGTAGTAAGCCGTTACATTCAGGTCATTGGGACGCAGCCGTTCCAGCACGCTTGTATCGCTCAGCCACCAGTCTTCCAGTGCCACGCGAACCGTCGAGTTCCTGCGGATGCTTGTCTCCACCCGTTCACCGATATACCTTGCCAGTGTCAGTTTGTCAAGGGGCTGTAGTGTCGGGTTGATGCGTCCCGTGAGCACATCCCAGCGGGTCATGCCGGGGAACTTCTTCTGGTTGGGGTGCAACTGGTGGTTCCACTCCCACGAGTCCCGACGGTCGTCGGCCACCAGTTCGTCGAAGGTAAAATACTCTTTATCCTCGTATGTATCGTTCATTTCGTCGGAAATCTTTTCCGACTCCACACGCCACTTGCCCTTGCCGTAGAAACGTCCGATACCCTCGTGGTTCCTGTGTATAACGCTGCGTTTCTTCGCACCGTTCAACGGCTCGGCATATTTCTCCTGCGAATTCTGGGGGGCACAGAAGTGCACGAACGGGAAAGCGACACCGGCTTGCAGGAAACCTCCCTTGTACTGGCTCATCAGGTGGTTCTCCACTTCTATGCCGGCTGGCATTCCCCAACCCATCCGCTCTATCAGGCGGAACATGTCGCGGAAACAGTCAACCACAAGCCCCTCATCCTTCTTACGGGCGTATGACGCGCCCACCACGCATTGGCTGACCACGTCATAAGCGTAGTAGGCATGCACGCGCTGCTTCGTGTCCTTCAGCTTCCTCGTCAGGTCCACGTCGTCCATCGTAATCTGCGACAATGAGAAGTTGCCGCCATGGCGGTGCACGTGTGGCATCTGCTCGTGCAGGAATGCCATCCTGCTCATCAGGGCATGCTCCAGCAGCATCTTGTTCTTAGGCTTGTTCAGCACATTGTTGATAGTGCTCTCGCTCAGGCTCTGCGGATCGCCATTCTTGTCTGTGAAGTCATTGGGGTCAAACAACTCACCCGTCTGCGGATCGTACACATCCAACTCGCCCGTCACAAACGACAGGTAGTTCTCGTGCGTGGTCGTATTATAGGGCTTGTTGGGCAGAGCGGCAAGACCAAGTATCAGGCGCTCCGTCTTCAGGTCCACCTTGCGGGCGCACTGGTTGCCGAATTTTCCGCTGATAAGGCTGCCATAACCGTCACGCTTGTATTCGTTCACCTTCTTGCGGAACCGCAATGTCGAGGAAGGAAGCGTGTGCCCGTACTCCTGGCGCAGGGCCTCTATGGCCTTGGCCATCTGCTCCCAGTTATATTTCCCGCCAAAAAGGCGCTGCGCAGTTGACGCACGCTCATACAGACGGATGCATGTGTTCAGCACACTAGCGTTCACCACATACTCATGCACCTTGTCGGCCGGCAACTCAATGCCAGTCTTCCTCCGGTCGTTGAAGAAGGCCACAGCCGCCTGATCCGTCTCATAGTTAGAGCACACCCAACCCTTCAGGTGAGTGAGGTCGCCATCTGGGTACAACTGCACCACCTTGGACTTGTATTTTGGCGGCAGACTGTCCACCGATACCAGAGCATACGTTCCAGCAGCACCGCCACCTCTCCGGGCAACGTCTATGCGTCCGCGGCTGGCCATCTTTTGGTAGCAGCCCTGCGTCATCACACCTCCATCTACCAACTCACGCGCCGACACGCAAAGTCTGTTTTCGTAATACTCCATCAATCTTCTTTTTATTGGTTACAAACTCATCGCCATCTTCACGGCTTCGCCCTGCATCATCATCAGCTCCTCAATCGTGGCGGCAGGTTTCACAGCCACTACCCGCTCCGTACTTCTTTCCATGGTCACGGGGTTCTCCTTCTCCACACCCAGCATCACCTGACCTGTACTCAGGTCTGCCACCAGCACCACACCGTTGCCGAAGTCCTGGCGCATGATGCCACTCTCCGTGTCGTGGGTCGTCTCCATTGCAGCCGGTTTCCAGGTGGGCACACCACCGTAATCACGCAGTGCCACAAAGCGTATTTTACGCGCAAGATGCGAGTCGCTCTTGAAGGTCAGCGCCTTCCACAACATCACATGTGTGCACTTGAATGAATTCTCCAGTTTCCGCTGGTTCTCGTTCGATACGATAATCTTCTTTTCCATGTTACTTCTGTTTTTGCCGGGACTTCCGGCTGGTTATTGGTTCTTTTGTGGGGCGGCAGGGAGTCGAACCCTGCCCCGCTGGCATCTCCGCCACTGCACGCCCGCTGCAGTTCACGCCCCTAATACGGCGGCGTGTCTCACGACATGGCCGCCTTGCTTGGAATATTAACAGCGTTCACTAATTATCCGTTTCCTAGCCTCCTAGATAAGCACGCTGGTTTAACATTAAATTAGTTCTCGCTCGGCACGCCGCTGCGTGCCTTTTCTTGCTCATTCTTTAACTTCATATTCTGGCCGCACCTTCTTCAGCAGGTACTCCCGCTCCCTGAAGTTGAGTGGAAGGTTCTTCTCGAGCTTAATCTGAACCACCATTTCATCTCCAACAAGTTTCCTGGCATGAACCGCCAGTTCACGGTCGCCATGGCGGTCGCTCTTCTCCAGGAGCAATGCAGCCAGCAACATTTTCTCGCGCTCCATCTCTTCGGCCTCCTTCATGTATTGGTTGCGATAGTGGTCACTTTCCTCTGCCGTCTGTTCAATGCAAACGTTCAGTTTCTGCACTTCCTCCGTCAGGCAGCCTATCAGCGTCAACCTCCCATCCGCGTCCATGTACATGTCGCAGAACGCATCTTTGTCCACATCGTCGCCGCATGCCATATAAGTGTCATGCACCTCGCGGAATTGCTCACCGGTCACTTTCAACTTCGTTCTCTCTTCAAATTCTTTCTGTGTCATAATTCTTATTATTTAATTGGTTGTTTCGTTCCTTTTTCGTACCTTTGGCACGTCGTTTATTTGATTAACACGCTACAAAGATACGCATTTTGTTTATATCTACAAAACATTTTGCGAATTATTTTCTCAGTTCGAGTATAATTTTAGCATTTTCTATGGAAAAAAGAGACATTTTAGAGCAGCTGATAAGCCATTATGCGAACGGGAATAAGGCCAAGTTCGCCACGCTTTTAGGCGTTTCTCCTCAGTCTATAAGTACATGGCTGGCAAGAAACACGTTTGATGTAGATAAAATATACGCAAATTGCGTAGGTGTGTCTGGTGATTGGTTGTTAACAGGGGATGGCAGTATGCTCAAGGGGGAATCTCTCCCTGTGGCACACCAAACCACAAGCCCCAAAGAGGGCATTCCGCTCATACCGTTCAGCGCGATGGCTGGTGCTCTCATAGGGGAGCAGTCTGTTCTGGAGTATGAATGTGAACGTTACGTGGTACCGGCTTTCAATGGTGCAGACTTCTTAATGCAGGTAAAAGGTAACAGCATGATGCCGACATATATCTCTGGCGACATCGTAGCCTGCCAGCGCGTCCCTATGTCAGGCTTATTCTTCCAATGGAACAAGCCCTATGTCCTCGATACGGCGCAGGGTGCAATCATCAAGCGCTTAAAGCCTGGATCTGACAAGCAGCACGTCCTCATTGTTTCCGACAACAAAGAATATGATCCGTTTGAACTGCCATACGAGGACATCTATGCCGTAGCCCTCGTCATTGGCATTATCCGACTGGAGTAGGGTACCCCTGATACCCCGTGAGGGGTGTTACCCCCCCATGAGGCATCCTCATATTCCCACATTGCCCTATTTATCGGGGTTGCCGTGCCCACACCCCATCAAAAACACGGCATTTTCCTTGCTTTCAAAGTGTACGTTTCCCCATTCTAACTCCGTTTTTTGGCCTTTTCCCCCCCTCCATACTTGTATGCCCAAACCAGAGTTTTGTCCCTCCACTTTCTTCATTTTGTCCCTCCACTTTGTCCCTCCACCTGTCCTTCCACCTCCTAATTTTTGCCATTTTTCGTCCCTATTTACCATGTCTGACCCCTTTTTCCCAACGGCAATAAAATGGCATTTCAACCCCATTCCGTTCCCATCGGAAGGTATATGCCACAAAGCACAGAAAAACGGCCACAGAGCCCATAAATACGCCATTGTAGCCGTTCTGATTAAAGCGGATTAAGTCCCAACTAAACCAAACTTAATCACCGGTTAAACAAACCTTCCCTAAAATTAAAGCAAAATTAAAGCAAATTAAACTTCCGATACATTTCGTTTTACGTCGCCTTCCTCCCCTACCCTCTCCTAACTCACTGACTTTCAATCCATCGCAAACAATCCGCTCCACCACTCAAATAAACGCTTCGTTCTGTGCCCTATAACCTCTCCATATCTCCCCGTACACCATATATTTTTATAGTAGTCGCGCCCTCTACAACATGATTATTGGTAACAATATAGCCTTCATCAAGTGCAAAGCCCGTACCTGACCATTGAAATGGTTCATTCTCTTGTGCAATATTATCCTCTGTTCTTTTAATGGCCGTCTGATATTGACTTCTGGTTGGGAATCTCTTAAAAAATGAAAATGTAATCTTAGCTGTGCCTGTACCTCCTGGTAATGGCTGGCTTATATTTTCTTTTGCCTCAAAATAGAATATATCATCAAGCCTAAAACGCATACGCATAGTCCCACTATTTGTTCTATGAAATAATATGTAGTTGTCTGACTCGCCAAGCCTTTCAATAGAAGTTATGCCAAGGTCGCCTTCTAATTGTTGTATTGCATACTTATATTGCTGCTCTTCAATCTTGTAGATTGCGCAAACCGCATGTCCTTCATCATATTTTCCCAGGTTTACTGCATAAGCATCAAATACATAATCCACACCGTAAATTCCTTCTATTGCATCCTTTTCTAAGATATCTTCCTGGGAATACTTCTGAGCATCTTGTAAATTTTGGAATGGTGGGCATAGTACATTGTTATTGTTTCCAGTCAAGGAAGAAAAAGACGGTATGTCTTGTGCTTTAGGTATAATCACATTGGGATTAAGATTTGGATTAAATGTATAGTATAGTCCATCAATCTGTCTGAAAATTCCTTTCAATGCTATTTTCATATCACCCTTAGCAGAAAATGTTTTCCCGCGCCCGGAAACCTTCAATATAGTTGTCCCTGTAATATCGGATAATGTCAAAACCAATGTGCTATGGCCACCATAGACAATATTCCACTCGTAGTTTGCATTAAGTAATAAGTTCTTATCCTCTTTACTCATTCTTTCTGCTTCATATGAGTCCACCGTTTGAAACCCTATCTTAGAAAAATATTCTGTGAGTTTATTTTCTACTCCATACATATTACCGGTCTCATCTATATGAATGAATTTATAGGCATTTATTCTATGGGCATATCCCACTGCAGAAACGCCAATAAGCATTAAGAATATAAGACCTCTTATTAGGCGTACTTTTACTAATCCATACTCCAT